TGCTGGAACAACAATTGGTAATTCTACTGGAAATAGTCTTGTAGTAGGTTTATACGGGTTAGGTACTACAGCTACTAACTCAAACTACAATCGTTTTACAATTGGAGCAGCCCCAGCAAATAATCAAGCTCAATTCAACTTGTTTACTACCAGTAACGGAACTAATGACGCTGTACAATGGAAAAACTCCAGCTCAGAACTTTTATTGGAGATGAAGGAAAATGGTAGAACATCTTTTCATGGTCAAGTTAAGTCTGGATTTAAGAATTCTACATCTACTTTTACTTTTGATTGGGATGAAGGTAATGTACAAAAATCTACCGCAACTGGAGCTCAAACTTTTTCTGCTTCAAACGCTGTAGCTGGTTCTACTTATATATTAATAATAGGTACACCTACAGTTACTTGGGGTAGTTCAGTTAAATGGCCAGGAGCTTCACCTCCAACTTTGGCTGGAACAACTAATATAATAACACTACTATATGAAGGTCAAGGAGTGTATTACGCAACTAGTGTTTTAAACTACTCATAATGATAGTACAGCCTTTTAGCTTTTTATCAGGATCATCAGGTGGAGACCCTGTAGTACCACAAAGTAATTTAATTATAGATATAGATCCCTCTAAAGATGTATGGAAAACATCAACGTATAATTCAGGTTCAGATTCTTGGACTGGATCTACCCCTGTTTCATCAGACGGAGATGTAATAGCTCAAATAGATAATCAAGCAAGCTATACTGCTCCTGTTTCTAATCAAGTTCCAGCTATGGTTAATACCTCTGCAGGAGCTAGACCAACTTGGCAAAGTGGAGATACTCAAGCTAACGGAAAACCTTATATATACTTTGATGCAGCTGAAACTGAGTACATGTTTTTTGGATCTAGTTCCTTTGCTTTAAGAGGTGTTAGAAATACTACTATATATTTAGTTGTAAGACCAGAAAATGACCAAGGTGGGAATGGTGGTTACATGTGGCAGACCGCTACGTATTGGAATAATGATGATGGTTTTACAAACAGCTTAGACGAGTCTAATGGAAATCCAACAGCTTACACAACTTATTGTGGAGATTCAGCAATTGATAACTGTGAATTAATTGAAAATTATTATGACCCATCAAATAACTTAATGATAATGTCTTTAGCTATTAAAACTGTTGATTCTGAAGGAGAATTGTTAGATAGTGAAAACATGAAAGTTGACAATAGGGTTTTTGATTTAAGTTTTTCTAGTCCAAGACCTAAAAACGTTTTAACAGGTATTGGATCTTACGGAAAAAGGTTTGATGATAATCAATGGGAAAGAACAAGTAATTCTAAACCTTTTGGTAGTCAAAGAACAAGTAGTTCAGGTTCTCCTACTAGTTCTTTAGCATATGATGGTAGAGTTTACAGAATGCTACAGTACGACACATACCACGACGATACAGCACAAGAAGCTGTAATGGATGATTTAAAAACTATTTACGGATAATATGGGTCATTACGGAAAATATAAAGAATTTGAAAACTTAGAACAAGCGCAAATATTATGTGATAATATTCTTGTAGAGATTAGAAAAATGCCTGAAAACTATAATGTAGAAAAATATTTAGATCCATTACCGGATTTATTGAACGGAACTAGTAAACACATAGTTCAACTGGTTAAAACATTTAAAAATCAAATAATAGAAGTTATTGGAGAAAATGAATGGGACAACGCTCCTTATTTACCGGAGGATAATCCATATATTCCAATATTAACAAAACCAACATAAACAAAACAGAAACAAAAAAAGAAATGGCTTTAAAAATAACAGCAAGCGGAGACGCTAAATTAGTAGTAAGTGGAACTGCTACTGAACTATCTGAGATCTACTCTAGATTAGAGTTTGGATTACCGAAGAACGGAGCGTCTATGAACGCTGGTTTGTATAATTATGCATCACAAGCTTTATATGAAGCTGAAGCAGGATCAACATTAAGATTAGATAATTTTGGAACTAACTACAATGTAGATATAGTAGCTCCAGCTGAACAATCGTTAATGACTGGTCATGAAGGAGTTAAATCTCAACTAGAAGCTTTAGGTTACACAGTAGAAATAGTAGATTTAGTTTAATGCAAGTGATATTATTATTAACAACAATTACAAATATAATTTAATTAAATAAAATGGAAAATAAAATTAAAGAAGAAGAGTTAAAAAATATTCAAGAACAACAAAATAGAGTAAATAAAATACTTTTAGAAGTAGGTTATCATGATGCTACTAAACACGCTTTATTGCATGACTTAGGTGATTTGAATAAGGATATTGAGAAAACTAAACAAGAACTTGAAAAGTCTTACGGTAAGGTTAATATAAACTTAGAAGATGGAACTTATAAGGAAATAGAGGAAGAAGTAGAAGAGTTAGAGACTAGTGATGTCTAGCATTATTAGAAAGATAAGTATAGGTTCCGATTATAAAAACGATGCTATGCACTACTCCGTAGGCCAAGAGGTTTACGGAGGTCATACCATCTGTGATATATTGAGTAATGATAAAAGTGGTGAGTATTCTATTTATATTAAAAAAAATAACGAAGTACTCCCTTGGAAAAGGTTTAATAGCAACATGGCTATAGCTGTTGAATTTGACTTAAAGTATTAATGAAAAGTTTATATCAATTTATTGTTAAACCATATAGAAAAAGGTATGACAATGTTAGACAAGTAGATGATAAAGAACTAATCATAAACACAAGTATTGAAGATCATAAATTTGTTAGTAAAAAAGCAGTTGTTGTTTCTACACCAGCTGCTTTTGACACAGACGTTAAATGTGGAGATGTTGTATATGTTCATCATAATATTTTTAGAAGATATTATGATATGAAAGGTAGGGAGAAAAACTCATCAACATTTTTTAAAGATGATTTATACTTTTGTGATTTAAGCCAATTATACATGTATAATTCAACATGTCATTTAGATTATTGTTTTGTAAAACCTATTAAAGAAATAAACGATCTATACAATAGAAAAGAAAAAGAATACTTTGGTATATTAAAATATTCTAATAACTCTTTAGAAGCTGTAGGAGTAAGACCTGGAGCACTTGTAGTATTTACTCCTAATTCGGAGTTTGAGTTTATTGTAGAAGGCGAACGCCTTTATTGTATGAAATCTAATGATATAGCCGTAACACATGAATACGAAGGAAACGAAGAAGAAAATAATCCAAGCTGGGCAAAAAGCAATTGAAGAGTTAATTAAAGTAGCTAAAGAGAAGATAGTAGATTCAGACGACGATGTGTCAGCTGATAGACTTAAAAACGCCGCTGCTACTAAAAAACTAGCTATAATGGATGCTTTTGAAATTTTAACTAAAATAAACGAAGAGGAAGAGATGTTAAGTGAAAAACCTAAAGAAAAAAAACAGGAAAGATCTTTTAGGGGATTTGCAGAAGGGCGTAGTAAATGACTAGTTTATACGAAGAAATAAAAGATTATATAAATCCTAAAATATTATCTAAACAAAATAGATATAAAAAATGGGAGTATGGTTATAATGCAGATTATGACTTTATAGTAATAAGCAAAACTGGACAAATTGGACAGATCATTGAAATTCAAAATCTCAGGATTGCTTTACCAGCAGTCGATAAACCGTTTAAACGAAGCAAAAGCAAAGCGGAACAATATTGGGAACAAGCTGAATACCCAAAAGAGTTAAAAAAAATTAAAAGTAGATTTGATTGGGATGAATATCCTTCAGATTTTAAAGAAGAATGGTACGATTATATAGATGAAGAATTTAAACGTAGGTCAGATGGCTACTGGTTTTATAATAACGGTGTGCCTACTTACATCACTGGTACTCATTACATGTATTTGCAGTGGTCAAAAATCGATGTCGGAGCTCCCGATTACAGAGAGTCAAACAGACTCTTCTTCATATTTTGGGAAGCATGCAAGGCAGATAATAGATGTTATGGAATGTGCTATCTTAAAAATAGACGGAGTGGATTTTCTTTCATGTCCTCAGCTGAACTCGTTAACCAAGCCACAATATCTAGTGATGCAAGATTCGGTATCCTTTCAAAGTCTGGAGCAGATGCTAAAAAAATGTTCACAGATAAAGTTGTACCAATATCCGTTAACTATCCGTTTTTCTTCAAACCAATCCAAGATGGTATGGACCGTCCAAAAACCGAATTGGCGTATAGAGTCCCAGCTTCAAAGCTTACTAGACGTAAAATAGAAAGCAACGAGCAACTTAAAGAACTAGATGGGTTAGATACTACCATCGACTGGAAGAATACAGGAGACAACTCCTATGATGGTGAAAAATTAAAATTATTAGCACACGACGAATCAGGAAAATGGGAACGACCAGACAATATATTAAACAACTGGAGAGTTACAAAAACTACACTAAGACTAGGCCGAAGAATAGTAGGCAAGTGTATGATGGGCTCAACTTCAAACGCATTAGATAAAGGTGGGAACAACTTCAAAAAACTCTATTATAATTCAGACGTTACAAAAAGAAATAAAAACGGACAAACGTCTAGCGGACTCTATTCTCTTTTCATCCCTATGGAATGGAACTACGAAGGATTCATGGATACTTTTGGATTGCCTGTATTCAACACGCCAAAAAATAAAACGTTTGGAAGAGATGGTGTTGAGATTACAATTGGAGTAATAGAACATTGGGACAATGAAGTAGACGGTCTTAAATCTGATCAAGATAGTTTAAACGAATACTATCGACAGTTCCCACGAACCGAAGCTCATGCTTTTAGAGATGAGACTAAAAATAGTTTATTTAACCTTACTAAGATATATCAACAAATAGATTATAATGAAGAGTTAAATAACATATCTTCAACTACTAGAGGGAGCTTTATGTGGGAAAATGGTGTTAAAGACACTACTGTATCTTTTGTACCTAATAAAGACGGTAGATTTATAATATCTTGGGTTCCACCTAAAAATTTACAAAATAAAGTAATTATAAAAAATGGAATTAAATACCCTGGAAACGATCATATCGGAGCGTTTGGTTGTGATTCTTATGATATTAGTGGTACTGTCGACGGTAAAGGCTCTAATGGATCGCTTCATGGATTAACTAAATTTAGCATGGAAGATGCACCGCCTAATCACTTTTTTTTAGAATATATAGCTAGACCACAGACAGCTGAAGTTTTTTTTGAAGAAATACTAATGTCTTTAGTTTTTTATGGAATGCCTATACTTTGTGAAAATAATAAACCTAGGTTTTTATATTATTTAAAACGTAGAGGGTATAGAGGCTTTAGCATGAATAGACCAGATAAAATTTGGAATAAACTTTCAACTACTGAAAAAGAAATAGGTGGAATACCTAACTCAAGTGAAGATATTAAGCAAGCTCACGCAGCAGCTATAGAGTCTTATATTGAAAATTACGTAGGAGAAAAAGAGGATGGTTTTGGAGATATGTATTTTCAAAAGACATTAGAAGATTGGGCACAGTTCGACATAAATAATAGAACAAAACACGATGCTTCAATTAGTTCTGGTTTAGCTATAATGGCTTGTAATAAAAACAAGTACAAGCCCGTACCAGAAAGAACAATTAAGAAAATTGATTTTGGAATAAAAAGATATAACAATAAAGGAAGTTTCTCAAAAATAATAGAATAAATGCAAATACAAACTTACAATGGCAGTTCATTTCCTGATCAGGTTGTACCTGAAGAAGTTAAGAATAGTATAGACTACGGAAGACAAGTTGGTAGAGCTATAGAAGGAGATTGGTTTAGTGGAACTAGAACTGGTATATCTGGAAGATACAATACTAATTACAACAACTTTAGAAACTTAAGGTTATATGCTAGAGGTGAACAATCTGTTCAAAAGTACAAAGATGAATTAGCTATTAATGGTGATTTAAGTTATTTAAACCTTGATTGGAAACCTGTTCCAATTATCCCAAAATTTGTTGATATAGTTGTTAATGGTATGGATACTAAGTTATATGATATTAAAGCATATGCTCAAGATCCAGAATCTATGAGAAAAAGAACTAAATACGCTGAAGCTATCATAAATGATATGCAACAAGAAGAAATACTAACCGAGATACAAAGCACTTTAGGATTAAATATGTTTTCATCTAATGATCCTGAAAACTTACCAGCTAATAAAGAAGAGTTAGATGTTCATATGCAGCTCAGTTACAAGCAGTCCATTGAAATAGCAGAGGAAGAGGCTATAACAAATACTTTAGCTTTAAATAAGTTTGACTTAACTAGAAGAAGAGTAGCTAAAGATTTAGTAGTTTTAGGTATAGGAGCTATTAAAACTAGTTTTAACCTATCAGAAGGTGTAGTTGTTGATTATGTTGATCCTGCAGATTTAGTATATTCTTACACAGAGGATCCTAATTTTGAAGATATATGGTATGTTGGAGAGGTTAAGTACATAAGTTTAAGTGAGTTAAAAAAAGAGTTTCCACACTTAAGCGAAGAGGAGATGAAGGAGATACAAAAGTATCCGGGTAGTAGTAGTTATAACTATCAATTTAATGGTAGAAACGATGGGAATAGCATAGCTGTATTGTACTTTGAATATAAAACTTATCAAGATCAAGTTTTTAAAATAAAAGAAACAGCCACTGGCTTAGAGAAAGCATTGGAAAAACCAGACACTTTTAATCCACCAGACACCAACAACTTTGATAAAGTAATGAGGTCTATAGAAGTATTATATGAAGGAGCTAAAATACTTGGTCATGATAAAATGCTTAAGTGGGAATTAGGTAAAAATATGACTAGACCAGTGTCTAATCTAGTTAAAGTAAACATGAGTTACAGTATATGTGCTCCTAGAATGTATAAAGGTCGTATAGAGTCTTTAGTTAGCAGAATGACTGGGTTTGCTGATATGATACAGTTAACTCATTTAAAATTACAACAAGTATTAGCTAGAGTAGTTCCGGATGGTGTTTTCTTAGACGTTGATGGTTTAGCAGAAGTTGATCTTGGTAACGGTACTAATTATAATCCTGCTGAAGCTTTAAACATGTACTTTCAAACTGGTAGTATATTAGGTAGATCTATGACTCAAGATGGTGGTGCTAATCCAGGTAAAGTTCCTATACAAGAATTACAAACATCTGCTGGCGGTCAAAAAATGCAAAGTTTAATTCAAACTTATCAATATTATTTACAAATGATGAGAGATGTTACTGGATTAAACGAAGCTAGAGATGGTAGTGTTCCTAATAAAGATTCATTAGTAGGTTTACAAAAACTAGCAGCTGCTAATTCTAACGTTGCAACAAAGCATGTGGTTCAGGCTAGTTTGTACCTTGCTTTAAAAGCTTGTGAGAATATATCTCTTAGAATATCAGATGCTTTAGAATTTCCATTAACTAAAGAAGCTTTAAAATCTAGTATAAGCTCTTATAACGTTGGAACGCTTGAGGAGATGTATAACTTAAATCTTCATGAGTTTGGTATATATCTAGAGTTAATGCCAGATGAAGAAGAAAAAATGCAGCTAGAACAAAATATACAAGCATCACTGCAGAATGGAGGTATTGATCTAGAGGATGCTATAGAAATAAGACAAATAAAAAATCTTAAATTAGCTAATCAAGTATTAAAAACCAAAAGAAGACAAAAAGCAGAAGCCGATCAAGCGGCTGCTCAAGAAAACATGAGGGTACAAGCAGATGCTAATGCTCAAGCTGCTGAAAGAGCTGCGGCTGCAGAAATGCAAAAACAACAAGCTTTAGCTGAGACACAACTGCAAATAGAACAAGGCAAATCTCAATTTGCAATAAACAAAATGCAGCAAGAAGCAGAAGTTAAAAGACAACTTTTAGAAATGCAGTTCCAATATGATATGCAACTTAAGCAGATGGATATAGATGCGATGACTAAAAAAGAAGAACTTATAGAAAACAGAAAAGACGAAAGAATAAAGTTAGAAGGAAGTCAGCAAAGTGAAATGATAAATCAAAGAAACATGAACTTGCCGCCTATAAATTTTAACGATAGTTCTAGTGAGTCTAACGCTATGCCGGAAGGTATTATTTAATAACAATTATATTATATTATGTCAGAAGAAATAAAAGAAACAGCTGGAGGTGAATTAACCCAAGGAGAGTTTAAAGTTAAAAAGAAACCTAAAAAGTTAGTTGATTCAGATAAGCCAGTTTCAAAAATAGATTTATCAAAAAATCAAGAAAAGGAAAAAGAAAAACAAGAAACAACTAAAGTTGAAATAAAATCAGAAGAAACTCCTATAGTAGAGGTTGTAGAAGAAAAAACTGAAGAAAAAACTGAAGAAAAAAATGATAATAAAGAAGTTGTTTCTAAAGAAAAAGAATTACCAAAAATAGAATATAAAGTTCCAGAGCATTTAGTAAAGTTAAATGAATTTTTACAAGAAACAGGAGGAACTTTAGATGATTACTCTAGACTTAATACTGATTATTCAACCGTTGATGAAAAAACACTATTAAGAGAGTATTATAAAAATACTAAACCTCATTTAGATTCTGAAGAAATAGATTTTATCATGGAAGATAATTTTCATTATGACGAAGATGTTGATGAGGAAAGAGATATACGTAAGAAGAAATTAGCGTATAAAGAAGAACTTGCGGAAGCTAGAAACTTTTTAGAAGAAACCAAAAGTAAATATT